AAGGCACTGCGCAGCCTATCACTCGGCAAACTGAACAAAGTGGGTAAACTACTCCCACTATGTCCATTATGCATTAACGCATTACTAACCCCGAAGGGCGAGAGAGCCCCGATTAAAGGGTCTCACTCCATACGTCAGGCGTGCTCTCCCCCTTGACACTGAGCATCCAAAAGAATTTCTTCTTCGGGTCAGTCTCTTCAGGGTCTTCGCAGTAACGCATCACTTTGTCAAGCGATTTGTTCTCCACGAGCTTGTGGCTGATCTTGGCAATAGGATTACCTGCACCGTCAGCAACAAAGTACTTGCCGCTCTGAGGGTTCTTACGCACGTGAATGCTTGAGATGCCTTCGACCTGGCCGAATTGCTTCAAGGTTAACGTCTTTTCTACGATCAATTTGAAATCTTCCATTTTATTTATTTAAGATTAGTTCTACAACACAAAACAGTAGGGGGAGTTTTGTTGGGGTGGTCGTAACGCCTGTTTATAAAAAAAAGTTTTTCAAAGTTGCTCTTCAAATCAGGATTATTACCTACATTTGACATGACACAAAGAATAAGGTACTTCTGAGTTACCGAAGCCCCGTAAGGCTTGTCCAAGTGTCATAATAGATCACTTCAGTTGTAACTTCAGGTGAAACCCCTGTTGGATCAGATAATTGATGAACAACACAAAAACTGGATGTCGAGGTCAAGGTCTCAGTTTTTATCTGCTGAAACAAGCAGCGTTTTTACGAGGTGATTCAAACTTGCATGGGTGAGGGGCAAGAAAATAATGTTTAATTTTGTAGGATGGAAGTTATAGTGGCATTCATATTTATAGCGTTCATAGGATTCTGTATAGCAATGTTGCGTGTATGGATGAATGATTATTAATGCTTCTTTGGGAGTTATGTAATGTCGGATCTTAAATAAATGTGCAATGAGAATAGTTAATAGTTGGAAATCGACGAATAAGCAGAGTGATAAGGTCCATATGGTGCTACGCATCGGTAAAGTGACCGTATTTGAATTGTATTTGGATGTTTCAAAGAAGGAGTTCAGAGTAATGCTCATGAACATTGGAGTGAAGAATGAATGAGAAGGAGTATACATATCCTCATATACAGTTCATTAGGAATCTCGTGAAGAATCCTGAAGGACCAGGGAAGTATGTAGAGATGATACTGTTTTCCAATGTTATTACTGATGAGGATGAGAATATTCCTGTAAAGCTTCATGGAGGTTATATATTTGATGGGAAAAAGGACGTAGAGGTAGAGATGGACTTTGCTGAGAAGTTTCATTCCATGTGTAAATTGGTGTATAATGGGACGATCGAGCTTACCGATGAAGATGATGAGTATGATGACGGTGAAATGCCTCCGTTGACAGATGAAGATGAGAGATTGACATGAAGGACAGGGTCATATATGCTCTTAAGTGGTTCCTTACCAAGCATGGTATAGTGGTCGATCTGTTCATTCTGTGTGCAATATTTGCGACAGTTCAGTATTATACGTATGATCCAGTAGCATTGGTATTTCAGATACTTGCTCTTATTGCTGTTTCACCTGTTGCGGTGTATATTCTGCTTCAGTTGTTCATAGGTATTCCTGTCAGTATAGCAAGGGATGTCTATGGGAGATCAGGATGGTTCATTGATAAGGTCACTGCTGTGCAGATGTGGTTCAATCGCCCTTGGACTCCTTATAGATGATAACTCTCGCTACATTATTGTTCATTGCCTTTGCTTATTTGGAAGGTATCAGAGAGGCGTATTATTTTCACTTCAGATGGCTCAGTCCCCTTAACCGCGCTAAGGATCTTCATTCAATGTTCACAGCAGAAAGGGCTCTCATGTTCATTTCTACGATGTTTGTTCCTTTTCCTTTGTATTCATGGTGGGGATTACTTGCGGGAGTTCCTATGGCACTTGTATTCATCTATATTCATGATGGAGCATATTATATGAAACGCAATGATGGTGATCCAAGTGTCTATCCTTTACGATGGAAGGATCAGACCACAAGTTCTACAGCATGGATCGACATGCCTTATATTCCACGCCTCATTCTTTTTGTTATTGGAATGGTTATTTCCGTTACTGGTGATGGATGTTTAATATTTTATATTAGAACCTTTGATAACTTCTTGTAATTTATTATATCTTTGTTGCATAAACGAAGCAAATGGAGGAGAAGTTCAATTTGAAGAGCACTAAAAGGGGATTTTTCAATATGTATGTGGAGATCATGTCTGTAACACGACCGATCAATAAATTACGCAAGCAGGAGCGTCAGGTCCTTGCTGAAGTGATGTATCACAATAGCATATTGGCAAAGGATTATCGTGATCCTGAAGACCCGAAGAAATGGAGAGAACTGTTCTCTTATGAGAGAAAGCAGGATATGTCCAAACACGTAGGGAAGATGTCAGAGGCATCTTTTGCCAATTGCCTGACAGCCCTTCGTAAGCATGGTCTTGTGAGTACTGATAATTATCTGCATCCTAAATTGAGATTGTATCCTGATGCGAAGAGCAGTTTGCAGTTCAATTTTCAGATAAAGAAGGATGCAGGATAAGGTGGTGAAGGCAATGATAAGAGAGGTAGCTGAACAAGAGGGAATATCTCCTACGGTACTTGAGGCGGCATGGAAGAATCAGTTCAAACAGGTGAGGAAGACGATCTCTTCAAGCACTAAGAATGATATTGATACTTTTAAGGTGGTCTATCTGAGGTATTTTGGGAAATTCATCCCTAAGCTTGCAGCATTGAAGAAGATGAGAGATGCCAGTAAATCTTAGACATATAATCAATGGATGGAAAAACTATGTTGTTGAGAATCCCGTGGTTGAACGGGAAGCTAAGAGGAGAGCAGCAATATGTGCTCCATGTGAGTACGCAGGTACCAACCTTCTCGGAAAGAGAGTGTGTACCGAATGCGGATGTCCACTGGCATTTAAAACAAGAAGTGAGGATGCAGGATGCACTCACCCAAAAGGAGAGAAATGGGGAAGAGGATTAAAATAGGAAATAGAATGTTCAGATATTGGTTGAACAAAGCGCCAAAAGAGGAGCAGAAGGAACTGATACAGGCTTATGAATGGAGAATTGCAGAAATGAGACGGGTACAGGAACATGATATTTATGAAGGAAAGAAATGATCGTTAATGGAGAACCTTTGAAGAAGGGAGAAAAGCCTAAAGATGGAGACCTTGTAGAATTCTCATTTGGAGAGAACGGAGAGATGAAGGGTACTTATGTATATGATAGCAGGTATGATCTTGCTAAACCAAGTAAGATATCATGTAGATGGATAGTGATAGATCAAGGAGAATATGGAGAAGAGAAGTGATATGTTAAGAGTAGGTCTGATACCTACATTTTCAAAGGTTCCTGCACAGGTAATGTCAGTAGATCCCAGAACAGGGATACCGATAATGATCATGGGGGATTATAATGATATAATGAGGCACTTAGCTAAACAGAAGAAGAATGGATAATAAAGCGTTATTAGGCATGGGAGAGAAGGGAGCAAAGAAGATTGTAGATGCTGTGAGTAATGGTGCTACAGTACAAAGAAAAGCACCTGAAGTGTTTCAGACAGAATCAGGTATTGATTATGTTGTACATAAGGTAGCTAATAGTAAGACCAAGGAAGAGAGGGAAGTGAGGATGTTCTTCAGTATGTCACCTACTCGATTGAAAGAGGAAGATGAGACAAGGGAGGAATATAGAATGAGGAGAAGAGTGAATGCTGACATCATTAAAAGAAAGAAAAGAGGTCAGTTGAGATGGGATCCCTATATGCTCAAAGGAGAGAAGGGATTTTCATGCAGTCCTAATAATAGGGCTGTAGTAGAAGCAATGATAAAACAACAGGAAAATGAGTAAAAGCGCAATAGTAGATCCAAAAGGAAAAAAGATAGGAGCACCAAAGAGTGAAATTGACAGTGCCCCGTTAATGACATCGAAAGATCTTGATGTGACCCCTATGGGAACAAAGATCCTTGTAAGAGCATTTCTTCAGTCAGATGTTACTGAGGCAGGTCTGATATTATCATCAACAGCAAAGAAGGAGATCGTTCCCTGTGTAATGGTGATCAAGGTAGGTCCTATAGTACAGGAGCATGGGTACATAAAGGAAGGTAACTGGGTAATGTTGCGTGACGGATTTCAGCCTCCTGCCATTAAGTATGGGAATGAGGTGTTCTATATCATTCAGGAGATGGATGCAGTTCTCGTGTATGGGAGCAAGCCTCCTTATGAGGATGTGATGGGAAGTTCTGCTTCTATCGTACGTGATCTCACTCAATATGTGAAGACAGATAAGATGGGAGCATTGAAGGCCAAGTATACTGAAGGATGGGAAGGAGACGGACCTGAAGGAGCCAAATGAAACATCTGATCGTTATAAATGATGACGGCTTACTGGACGTTGAGCCAGTAGCTCTTATGATAAAGGAGTTCAAACATTTATATGAGAGAACAGAAGACCGTGACCTTGCTCTTGCCGAGCTTGGTGCGGTCTATCTGTATGCTGATATGAGATCTCCTTACATGATCAAAGATAAGGAGGAACGATGGAAATATATCGCAGAGGATATCTATGAAGGATGGGAACCTGATGAAGGAGTATTTGCTGCATGTGATAAGTATAAGGAACTCTCGCGTACACGTTCAATGGACAGTCTTGAGATAGCGTGGGCAAATCAGCGTAAGCAGGAGAAGATGCTTGCAGATGCAGACTTTGATGAACGTGATAAGTCAGGTAAACTGATATGGAGTCCTAAACAATTGCAGGATATACAGAAGGGTACTCCTCAGGTGATAAAGGCTCTCATTGATATGCAGAGACTTGTTGAGAGTGAGATCGCAGATGATCTTATGCTCAGAGGAGGTAGGGTGAAAGGTGAATTTGAAGACGCAAGTGATAATCCAGACTGACATATCGCAGGAGCGCATGTTCCTTGATGATCTTACATTTGAGACAAGTGTAGCGATCAACAGTATTACTGACGATGAGATCAGGGCAGATATTGTCCTGGCGATAAAGGAGATCCCTTTTCTATACAATCTTACTAAGAAGACACGGAAGAAGGCATCAGATCTGAAGAGGTATGATAGACCTAATTCTCCACGTAAGAGAAAGGAGGATCCCAACGGTCGTATATGGGTGGATGTTGTAGATCCTCATATTCTTGAGGATATGGACTTCTTCAGAGAACGTGCTATATTCTTTAAGGAGAATGATAGGTATTGTGATCTCATTCCCAATAGACAGAAGAACTCACGGTACATGCGATTCTGGAAAGAAGAGCAGAGACGATGTAGAGAAGGGTATGTTAGAAAGAAGGATGGAGAATGGGTAACAGGTACGCATTATTGGTACATGAACTACTGTCCCATCCTATTGACCGAGGATATTGAGGAACTTGATGATGAAGCAATAGATGCTCTCAATGCGGGAGCAGATGCTTTTGCTGAATCTGATGATCCTGAGAACATGGTCTATGAAGGTTTGAATGTTGAGGCCTTCGGTATGGATACTGTAGCTGCTGAACGTGTAGAGGATTTTCCAAGATGTTGGGACGGTGATTACCTATGGTATCATTATCTCGGACAGGCAAGGGGTATCGGTAAACATGGATCGAACATAAAGACAAGGGGTAGAGGGTATTCATTCAAGGGTGGAGGAGAACTCACCAATAACTATTATCATTATAAGAACTCCAAATCATATGCTATTGCATCTGAAGGAGATTATCTGGTAGGTGACGGTATACTTAACAAGGCATGGGATGTGATGAACTTCATTGATAATCACACGCCATGGAAAAAATCAAGAGATTATGCTGATAGACAGATGCATAAGAAGGCATCCTATAAGGATGTTAGAACAAAGACTGAGAAAGGTATCAAGACCGAGATCATTGGGGTATCTACAAAAGGTCAACCTGAACGCGCAAGAGGTAAGAGAGGTAGGACAGTACTGTTCGAGGAGTCTGGAAAGTTCCCACATTTCAAAAAGACGCTGTCGATCGCCCGTCCTTCGGTAGAGCAGGGAAGGAATGTGTTCGGAATGATCGTAGCATGGGGTACAGGTGGTACAGAGGGAGCTGACTTCGAGGGTATCAAGGAGGTGTTCTTCAAACCTGATGCATGGAACATGTACGGTATTCAGAATGTGTTCGACCGTAATGCTCCTCTCAATGCAAGATGTGGTTTCTATCACGGTGAGTATCTCAATCGTGAAGGATGTATGGATGAGAATGGAAACTCCAATGTGATACAGGCACTTTTGGAGATATTCTCAATGAGACGCGTGATAGCACGCTCAACAGATGACCCCAATGCGCTCGTACAGGAGAAGGCTGATAGGAGTATTACTCCCAATGAGGCATGTATGAGACGCGAGGGGCACATCTTCAATGTGGAGGATATGAAGATACATCTCGGAGAGGTTGAGACCAATCCTAAGAAGTATACTGATGCATCATGGAAGACACGACTTACCATGAGTGATGGGAAGGTTGTGTGTAACAGTCCTGAATCGATGCCTATCAGAATATTCCCTATCATTGAGACACGTAACATCAAAGGATGTGTAGAATTATTCGAGCCTCCTATCAATGGACACATTTCTCCGCATACATATATAGCAGGATGTGACCCTTATGATGATGATGTGTCGTCAGGTCCATCTTTAGGTAGTATCTTTATCATGAATTATTTCACATCGAGGATAGTTGCCGAGTATACGGGACGTCCTTCAACTGCTGAAGAATTCTATGAGATATGCTATAGGCTGATGAAACATTATAATGCGTACTGCAATTACGAGAACAACAAGAAAGGTATGTTCCAGTATTTTGATAGGATCAATTCGACATATATGTTGTGTGATACACCTAAGATATTGCGTGATATGCAGATGACAAAGATAGCGGCAAGGGGCAATGCTGCAAAAGGTACCAATACTACAAAAGGAGTGAACGGATGGAGAAATTCTCTGATACGTTCATATCTGCTTGAACAGGCGTACGGGAGAGAGGACGGAACAAGGAATTATCAAACGATAGTTTCTCCTGCGTTGTTGCAGGAACTGATAGCGTATGATCCTGAAGTGGGCAACTACGATAGGATCTCAGCGTTGGGAATGTTACTGATATTCAGAGCAGACCTGGAAAAACGGAATCTCATTTCTGACGATCACACTACTACTGATAAGGTGCCTATAAGTCGGTTCATCCTTAATGCTCGCCCTCAGATGGGAGAGAGGTTCGTAGCACGTGGTCACGATAAGGAACATGTCAGTGCCATAGATAGATTCATGAGTAAAAGAAAGACACGATGAAAGACAGAACAGATTTTCCTCCTCAGAAGAAGAACGAAAAGGAAAAGACAAAGAATTGGGCTGAGAAATGTACCAAGGCAGGATGCGACATGGGGATCTATACGAGCACCTACATGGGAGAATATAGAGAGATGCGTATCAACAGGGATCTGTACAACAGTGTTCTTGATTCTGATGATATGATGAGCATGTGTGATCCGATGAATGTACAATCAAAGGACTTCCCTTTTGCTCCTCAGCATTATCCTATTGCCAATGGTAAGATCAATCTACTCGCAGGTGAAGAAGAGAAGAGAAGGTTTGATTGGAAACTTGCTGTGATAAATCCTGATGCCATCTCTGAGAAGGAGAGGAACATGAAGGATCTCACTGTGCAGAAGTTGACAGAGCTTGCTTCAAGTAATCAGTCCAAGCAGGAGATGATGGTTGAGATGAGAAACTTTGATAACTTTCTCAAGTATGAATACCAGGACATCCGAGAGCGAAGAGGGACACACCTGTTGCGTCACGTGATGGCAAAAGAGGAAATTCCTTATAAATGGACCTTGGGATTCATGGACGGTCTTATTGAAGGAAGAGAGATATATGCTCTTGATGTTGTCAATGGTGATCCACGGGTAAGGAAATGTAATCCATCACAGGTGAAGGTCATCAGGAAGGGTAATTCCCCCGATGTGGCAGATGCCGACATCATTGTAGAATGGGGATATCACTCCCGAGGAAATGTCATAGATGATTTCAATGACTTCCTATCACCTAAACAAGTAACACATATCGAGAACAGTGGTATAACAAGTGGAGCATCTTCAGGTACTGATGAGTCAGTAGCAACAGGTGCTTATCCTGATCTTATGGCAGGGACCTTCTCTATGATAGAGGATGCAGATGGAAATCTTGTACCTTCTGATGCTGCAGGTATGACCACTAAGTTCCTTGCGCCTTTCGGTGAGGACGGATCGGTACTTGTCACACGTGTGGTATGGAGAGCATATCGTAAGATAGGTAAGCTTGTGTATTATGATGAGAGAACAGGAGTTGAAGAGAAGACCTTTGTTGATGAGTTCTATGAGCCCCGTCTTAATAAGGGAGAAAGGATCGAGAAGTATATCTGGGTGACAGATTGGTGGGAAGGTACACGCATAGGTGAGGATATCTATGTTAAGATGCAGCCTTTCCCTGTAAAGTCACATGATATTCTCAATCCTACAGGTACTCTCTGTCCTTACGTAGGAGGAGATTATACAGTAGAGGGAGAACCTACTACTTCTCTTATGGCACGTATGAAGCCTTACGCTTACTATTATGACTTTCTGATGCATAAGCAGTGGGAGACAATGACCAAGCATAAGGGTACCGTAGGATATCTTGACCTTGCTATGATACCTGAAGGATGGGATGAGCACGATGCAATATACTTTGCTGAGAAGATGGGATGGTTTCCAATTGACAGCTTCAAGGAAGCAAAGAAAGGTGCAGCAACAGGAGCTCTTGCAGGTAATATGAACAATAATAGGGTTCCTATGAACTTCGATATGGGAAACTATATTGAACAGAACATGTTGATGCTCAACTTTCTGAAGGAGGAGATATCAACCATATCAGGAGTTACCAGACAACGTGAGGGTGCTATCAGTAATCATGAACTTGTAGGTAATACTGAACGAGCTGTGATGCAGTCCTCTCATATTACGGAGATATACTTTGCATTGCATGACAGGATCAAACTTGCAGTACTGCGTGCTACACTTGAACTTGCGAAGTTTGCATATAAGGGACGTAATATCCATGTGATGTACGTGACAGATGAGCAGACGATGTTCAATCAGATGATGCACGGAGATGATTTTGCTGAGATACATTATGGTCTTACTCTTACCAATACTCCTGATTATGAGAACATGAAGCAGAGTCTTACTCAGATCGCACAGGCAGGATTGCAGAGAGATAAGGTCAATCTTGGACAGATAATGGATATCCTTATGGATCCTTCCATCAGTTCTAAGAGAAGGAAGATAGAGAATGCTGAGGTACAGAAGGGTCAGCAGGAAGCTGAGGCAGCCAAGCAACAGCAACAGGCTGTACAGCAGGTAGAAGAAATGAAGATGGCGAAAGCACAGGAACTTGAAGAGTTCAGAGCTGCCATGAATGAGAGACTTGAGAAGGTGAGAGAAGAAGGAAGTATCAACCTTGCCAAGGTGAAAGGCGTGATAGAGCACGCATTGAAGACAGCAACATCAGCCGATGTTGTTGAGAAGATCGATTCAGAGCTTAATAAGGTAGATGATACCCATGCTCACGAGTCGAGGGAGAACCGTCTTGATAGAGAGTCAGCTGAACGCATTGCAAAACAGAAAATCAACAAAGCACCAAAAAGTGCATAAGCAATATCGTGTTTAAATGATGGATATCTTGATATTACGCATTAATGCGTTTAATTTTGAAAATTAGAAATGGCTGATAACACAGAGGGTATAATACCCAATTTCGATTTTGATGTAGATGGCATAGAGGGTGCCAATGAAGAAGTATTTGAGGTAGAACTCAAACAAGATGCTCCTTTATCGGCCTCTGATGAAGCCCTTAGTCCGTTACCTGTTGTTGAAACACAGGCGGAAAACACATCAGCAGACACGTCCCCAGGGACAGAAGATGATACTAATGAAGGGTTCGATGTAACCCTTAAGACAGGCGCACCTACTACGACCGAAGAGGGAAAAGGTGCTTCAGAAAATACGCCGTCCCCTGATAGTGCTCCCTCTTCTCCTTCGTTACTTGTAACGGATTTTGCTTCGGCACTTTATAGGGACGGTATACTTACAGGCATAGACTCCGAAGATGCATTGAAGGATCTTTCGGTAAAAGGTCTTGCTGATGCGATCAAGGATACGATCAAACAGAATGAGTTTGACGGTCTTGGGGAAGAAGGTAAGAGAGTTCTGGAGGCTATCCGTAATGGAGTACCTGTAGAGGCAATAGCTGAGAATCATAATATGAAGCTCACTCTTGATACTTACACCGAAGATGCATTCATAGAGAATGATGCTGATGATACCGCTGCTTCTGAAAATAAGGCAGAGATCAGAAAGAGTCTTATCTATAATGATTTTGTAGCCAGAGGTTATGAACCTAAGGATGCATTACGTAAGACCGATGCTTCATTCGCAGCTGCAGATGATGAGGAGGACGCAAAGATCTCCATCAAGAATCTCAGAGCAATGCAGGCAAAGGTCGAAGCTGAACAATATGAAGGAGCTAAGACGCAACGGGAGGATGCATCCAAACGTCTTGAAAAGACGAAGGATGATATTTTGAAGACAGAGAACATATTTCCTGGGATCCCAGTATCAGAGAAGGTACGACAGAATGTCGCTGACTCAGTAACTGTTCCTACAGGACGTAAAGAGAATGGGAAACTTCGCTCACTTGTCACTGACACGAGAGACGCAGATCCTAACGCATTTGATATGAGATTGAATTATCTTATACATATGGGTGTCTTCAATGAGAAGCCTGATCTTAGCATATTCACAAGTAGAGGAATGACAAGCGCCATAGAGGAGCTTGAGAAAAATATTACGACCGAAGGGTTGTATGACGGAGGCCAAGGGGTCTCACTTGATAGCATTGGTTCAACAAAGGCGCGTGACAATGTCATTGCACTGGTGGACCGTGCCCAAATTTAATCTGATATAAAAATACAATGATCAATGGCACTTCCATTTTCAGAGTTTCAGATGTACGATGCACAGCACTGGAGCGGTATAACTACTGCAAACCACCTGTACAGCGTATACCAAGGAAGACCTCAAAAGGCCACTGACATCATGCGTAGGATCTTTACCACTAATTTTGGTATGGATCTCGATTCCCAATTATCTAAGTATAAGGTCAAGTACCTTGATACCGATGATGATTACACTTGGGAACTGATCGGAGACAGTACGAAGAACCTACCACTTGTGGAGGCTCGACTTACTGCCGACGGTGCCGCAGTTGCAGTAGGCGATGAACCAGGAGCAGTAGTTACTGAGTTCTATTTGGTTTTCGAGGAAAAGATCTTCACGGATGAACACATCCTTGTCGGTCATCAAAATGAATTATACCCTTTGCAGGTCCAACGTGACCCGTGGGCAGACGGTAGTAACTATGTTTATCCAGTAAAGCTTATCACAGGCGATCCTGATCTGTTTGTTCCAGTTGAAGAATTGGCATCAGGTACACGATGGTCACGTGATTGGTCACTCGTTGAGGACACTCTTTCTAAGAAAGGTGGTGGAATCAGCTTCGAGTCTCCTTTCGGAATGAGAAATTCTTTCTCTATGATCCGTATGGAGCACACGGTTCCTGGTAACATGAAGAACCGACCTTTCGGTACGGGCTTCAAGGTCAAAGACGGCGACGGTTCGTTGAAGACCTTCCTTACATGGACAAACTACGAGGATTATATCTTCGATCGTGAGTTCCGTGAGGAAAAGAACAAGTTACTTATGTTTGCGCGAAGCAACAGGGGAGTGAACGGTGAGTATTACAACTTCGGTAAGTCAGGTCACATCAAGAAGCAAGGTGCAGGTATCCGTCAGCAGATGGAATCTTCAGGTACTGAGTTCTATGCTGATTTTACTATCGATTGGTTGCTTGACGTATTGATGAGTCTGTCAGAAGGTAAATTGCCTACTGATCAGCGTCACTTCGTAGCCCGAACAGGTGAAAGGGGAGCTGTACAGTTCCACACTGCTCTTGAGAATCATTCTCAATTGTTTACACCATTGTTCAATCAGGACAGGATGTTCAAGACATCTCAGAATGGTGGAATGAAAGGGGTTAAGTTGGCACTCGGATACGGCGGTCAATTCTTGGATTACATGGGACCTAACGGTATCCGTTTCTCCATCATGGTTGACAGCATGTACGACAACCGTACACGTAATAAGATCCTTCATCCCGACGGTGGAGTTGCAGAATCTTACAGATATGACATCATGGATATCGGAACCACCAATGGTGAGCCGAACATTCAGAAGGTCTATGTGAAAGGATCTGAGAACATCTGGGGATACGAGCCAGGATTGAGAGATCCTTTCTCACCAGAAGGTAAGATGAGTATAATGGCACACGCAACTGATGGTTACACCATTCACCGTGCGTCACAATGTGGTGCGATAGTATATGATCCTTCACGTACGAAGAGTCTGATACCGAACATCCTTTGGTAATAACTGAGTTTTAAGGAGAAGTTAAAATGGCAAAAGAAAAAGCTAATAAGACGAATGATGCAGGGGCAACCGTAATGGATGCTCCTGCAAAATTCAGTCTACCGAATAAGAAAGTGAAAGTGATACCTGTGAAAAGGAAAGGTTGGTTACCTGAGAAGCATGAAGCTTCCTTCCTCTACAAGCATGCTACCCATAGGATAGGCATTGCGCGTAAGAGTGTAGGCGGAGCATACGTGAATCCTTTGACCCCTGAAGAAGCAGAGTTTTTGGAGAATCATCCAGGAATGTCGTTGAAACCAGGTGATCTGTCAATTCATAAGACCGATAACAATTTCTGGAAAATGATCTTCAAGCCCGTAGTATTGGGTAAGACCGAGATCACTCTGGATCTGTCCGATCCTATGGATTATATTACACGTAGTGTGTTGTTGACCAACAGGAACTTTATCGCAGATGGTGCAGCGGAAGCCCGCAAAAAAGCATCTTATAAGTATATGATAGTAGATGTTGACTATGCTGACGGAAAGAAATCTTCTGCAGCCAATCTTGTCGCAGATGCTTATTCAGCATACACTAAGATACGTGAGGACAAGACATCTCTTGCAGATATCCTGTTCCTTTTACAGAATCATAGAGTTCCTGCAGATGCTAAACTTGAATGGCTTCAGGGTCAAGCAGGTGAAGAAGTTGCAAAGAATCCTAAGAGATTCCTTGATGTGATCAATGATGTGAATCTTCAGACACGTATTCTGATAACCAAGGCGCTGACATATAGTGCGATGCAGAAGGACGGTACTATTTACCGTACAATGGGAGGAGACCTTATGGGATCAGACCTTGCATCAACAATGGCGTTCTTGAAGAATGATTCCAACAATGATCATAGAATTTTGATTGAAACTATGGTTAACCGAGCAGAAGGTAGAGACTGATGACAACTGACGAAATACTTGATTATATGAAGATCCGACTCGATGTCGTATCATCAGGAGGTGCTCCTGGATACGATGACGATGACTTCAGTGTCTTTTATAATGTAGCTCAGAAGCATTTTAGCAAACGATACGAGAACGATAAAGCAAATCCTACTCGTACGGGAGCTGAGATGACAGAGAAACGATCGAAAGATCTTTCAGAGCTCAAGGGTTTCGAGGATGTCTTCCCTGTTTCCTTTTCTGCAGGAGACCACGGTAGTGACTCTTACTTTGTAGATCTTCCAGTGAATTTCTGGTTGACCTTAGGTGA